GTTAACCCAAGCTTTAAAGATCTAACTGGAGCACTCTCAACCCGCTTCATTTCAACTGGCGGTAACCTAAGTCTGAACCCAACGGTTAGATACTCTCTGCCGTCAATCACACAAGGTGCTAGCTGGGGTGCATTCTACTTCCCTTACATCACAGTTCGTGATCTTGGTAAGAACATTAATGTACCACCTGCAGGTTACATCTCAAACAACTTCATTGCTAAGTATGAAAATGCTCTACCTTGGTCACTAGTGGCTGGTGTTAGACGTGGGGTTGTCGGTGGTACTGGAGTGGTTGGATTGGAGATTAATCTTGACCGCGAGGATCGCGAGTACATTGAGCCATTCGGTCTTAATCCTATCGTCTTCCAAACTGGAACTGGTCCAACTATCTTTGCTAATAAGACTGCGCAACAGAGCCCTAAATCTGCTCTTAGCTCAATCAACGTTAGAGAGGTTGTGATCTACATACAGGATGGTATTGATGCAATTCTTAAGAACTACCTGTTTGAGTTTAATACTGCACAAACCAGACTTGAGATTAAGACACTGGCTGATAACTTCTTGGCATCTGTTCAAAACGATGATGGTGTTTATGACTTCCGTAACATCATGGACGAGAGCAACAACACTCCTGATGTGATAGACCAAAACATTGGTATTCTTGACACTTACATTGAGCCTGTTCGCGGACTTGAGGTACTTGTGCAAAGAACAACAATCCTTAAGACAGGTGCTATCAGTTCAGGTAACTTCCAATAGGTTTAGTTGATAAGATACTAAAGAATAAGCCATGACGATAAAAAACTTTAATGATTTCATAAATGAAGCTAACACATATGCTGACCTTGCGCCTTCACTGGAAAGCGCATTCAAAAAGACAGGCATTCAAGATTCTTGCTATGATAACAAAATAAAGGTTAACGGATCAATGTGGAACATAGGTCATCCTAACGGCTCTATCGGTGTTACATTTTGGCTCATGGAGCCTGTACCTACCACGGTTTATAAGGATGCTCTAAAGACTGCCAAGTCATGGGCTAAACAGAATAATCTTATTGCAGCAACATTTTATCCAGATGGTGTTACCCTTAACGATAAAGGCAGGCAGGACTGGGGTGATAAGTCAGCTATGAATGCTAAGTATGTATGGGGATTTACATTCTACACTAAAGAGTACCAAAGTAAGATTTATACTGAACTCTAAGAGGGTTATTGATAAATATAAAAAAAGAATAGGAAATGGCCTTACCACATTACACACAAAGCCGTACGAGTAACAACAAATACGAGCCTATTTACCCAAGTCTATTTGAGGTGACTCTGTTTACTCCACTTGGTGATGATACAGCAATCATTCTTGAGCACGTTAAGACAATCGGCGGACTGAATAACTTAAATCCTACAGTGGATCCAGTTATGCAAAAATACAAGTTTGCTGACCGGAGCTTTGCAGGTATGCCAACACAAACCTTTGTTGACCTGGCACTGACCTTTACTCTTAACCTAAATGATGCTAACGAAAACTTCATTTACAATACCATGAGAAACTGGTATAAGCTCATCTATGATCCCTTGACCGGTGAAATGGGATTGAAGAAGGACTATGTTGGTAGCGGCATTATTGTCCAATACAACCGTGCAGGTTCTATCTTCCGTAAGATCACTGTTAAGGACATCTTCCCAACCGGGCAGCCTGCATTCCTTGATGAACTCTCATATGAGACCAATGATCCAGCTGAGCTCGCAATGACCTATCGTTGTGACAACTGGATTGAGGAGAACGTTGGAGGATAGAGAGTAGGATTTTAATGGAAAAAGGGCCTTTGCGCCCTTTTTCTTTTATTAGCACTGATGTATAATTAAGAAATGGTAATGATGCAAAAAAACATAAACATGAAACACGTAAAACTCTTTGAACAGTTTGTCGCCTACCAGGAAACTCTATGCGAGGCCACTGTCACTATTGATGCCCTTAACCCAGACTCAGTACAGTTAAGAAAGTTGCTTAAAAAGCACAATGTGGATATGGAGATTCATGGTCCCAACGGCCCTGGTCACACTACTGAAGTTACCCTTACCGGCCAGAGAAATGATCTAGAGGCAGTTCTTAAGGATCCTAACGGTTGGGATGATAAAGACCTGTTTGATTTTATCGAGGAGTCTAATAAAATGGTTAATAACATTGTAAAGTCCAAAAATAATAGTTACCCACTAAATGAAATGGATATGGGCGTAGCGCTTACAATTGCAAACTCTTTATTCTTCATTGTATCTGTTTTGACAATATATGGATTTACAGGTGAAGCAATAGATGCTATAAAGCGTAACATACAAAAACTAAAGGACATAAAAGATAAAAGGAAAATAAATAAGGATTCGATTGAAGATATAACGGATGATATTGAAGGCTTCATAAATGAATTACCGGTAGGTAAGAAAAACTTTTTGAAAGGCTTAATATCAAAACTAAAGAGTACAGTTGACGCTAGCGGTAACATTGATAAAGATAGTGCCTTATATTTACAACGAGAAATTGATAAATATGCGAACCAGTATGGCATTAAAAATACAACGATATGAACCATTCTGAATAGTTCGACGTTAATCACTAAAAGAAGGCCTTCGGGCCTTTTTCTTTGCATCATCATTGATATATAATATAGATTATAGAATAATGGTCATCTTTAAAGTAACACATACCACATCGGGGCGGGTCTACGTCGGCTATTCAGTCAACGACTCTCCCTCCTATCTGGGCTCTGGTCGCTACATCACCCATGCACTTAAACAGTTTGGTCGGGATGCGTTCCAAAAGGTAACACTTGAGGAGTTTCAGGCCGATGCAAGTCTAACTCTAATAATGGAGAGACTTGAGTACTGGATTCGCTATCATAGTGCAGACGACCCAAAGCACGGTTGGAACGAGAGCATCCAGGAACTTATTCCAGCTAAGAAGAGGCTAACTAAAAAGCTACAGGTTCTTCTTACTGAGATTGACGAAGCACAGTTAACCTCAATCATTCTGCAAAAGTCAATGGAACAAGGCAAGAATCCTATCTCAATTTCAAAGTACGTAAGACATTTATTAGTTCAGCATATTGTGGAGGAAACAAAGACAGAAAATCAATTCAAAATAAAATAGAAACATGAGCAACGAATACGAAGAGAGCATTAAAAAGGAATTTGCTGAGCGTGAAGGCATGGCTGAAGTCGTTACTGATGGTAAGGTCACTGACCTAGGTCAGGTTGATAGTCATCGCATGCGCCGGGTTGATCCTGATGATCCAGAGGTAAAGCGATTAAACGAACTGGTTGGCTATATTAAACTCGACCTTGGGCTTTTACCATCGGGTGGTAGGTTCTATCGTGAAGACTTTGAAATCCATATCAGAGCAGCTAGAGTAGGTGAGATCCGCGACTTCTCTACAATGGAAGAGACTAGTGTAAAAGACATTGATGAAAAGCTAAACAGCATTATGGTACAGTGCTCTAGGATTATGTACGGTACCCAGCGAGGATCATATAAAGACATCTTGGAGGAGGACCGTATCTATGTCATCTTAAGTATTAGAGAGCTTACCTTTAAGGAGGGAGAGCATAAGCTTATGATGCCAGTTAAGGATCGAGGCTGTACAACCGGCACATGTAAGGCACAAGACAGTGTTGAGCTTAAGACACAAAATCTGCAGTTTAATGAAGAGGATGAGGTGATAGCTAAGTACTATGACCCAGGAACCAGATCATATGCAGTAGAGACTAAGAATCATGGAGTCATTTATATGGCGCCACCTACAATTGGAGTTATGCGAGCCGTCACCGACTATGCTCGTAAAAAGGAAGAGGCTGGTCAATCTTGGGACAAGTCTATGCTTATGATACTTCCCTATATGCAGAGAGAATGGCGCAGTTGGACTGAGCGAGAGATATTTTCATCTATCACTGAGTTCCAGGGCTGGAGTGCTACTAAATACAGCTTGGCATATCGCCTAGCCGAAAAGATGAAAGTTGGAGTGAAGCCTGAGTTCATATTTCCATGTAAAAGCTGCGGTGCCGAGATCACCGTACCGCTTTCCTTTCCCGGGGGCATCAAGTCTCTATTCATTATTCAAGATCTCTCTTCTGAACTTCTTTAAGGTCAGAGTACTACTTATGGAGAAGCTACATGTTCAGCCTAGCGAGCTGGACAAGCTTCCCTATTATGAACTTGAGTATACCATTGAGGAGTATAATGAGATTCTTAAGGAGAGAAATGATAAGAGCGATAAATCTACTAATGCCGACCTTGATAAATACAATGCCGGTAGTATGATGAGTAAGGCGCAAGGTTCTCTAAAGGGAATTAAAACGCCAAGTATGCCATCTATTAGACTGCCCAAGTTCTAAATAAGCTCATATGAATGGCTGCTGTTACTCTTGCTGACTTACTTAACCCTCTTATAAAACTTGAGAAGAGCTTTGAGGCACAGGCAAAAAAGCTGGATGAACTAGTTCAGGCAATTGCAATTGGAAATGGAGGTAAAAACATTAAGAGCCTAGATAAGGACATCCTAAAGGAACTTAAGACCCAGACCAAGCTACTAGAGCAGATTGCAACAAAGTCAGGAGGTCCTCTTACCGCAGTTAAGGCAATTGCAATTGGAAATGGAGGCAAAACCATTAAGAGCCTAGATAAGGACATCCTAAAGGAACTTAAGACCCAGACCAAGCTACTAGAGCAGATTGCAACAAAGTCAGGAGATCCTCTTACCGCAGTTAAGGCTGGCATTGCTAAAGCCAAGGGCGAGGTTGAAAAGCTAACTGAGGGTGGCAAGGCTCTTTCTGCATTAGGTATCGGCGCAAAGGATCTGGGTATAGGCCTAATGATACTTACCCTAGTACCTGCTAAGGTCATGACAAAGTTCACTAATTTTGTTGTAGGTATTGCCTCCGCATTTGACCAGGTTGACGTTAAAAAGCTTAAAAAGGGAGGTGAGGCAATTAACACAATGGGAGATGCAGTTTGGAACTTTACTAAAAAGATTGCATTTTCATCACTGCTGATACTGCCGTTTATACCTATTCTACCTATTCTTATGCTAGCCGTTTACGGTATAAGTTGGGTTGTTGCCAAAGTCGGACAGATGAAGGGCATTAAGCAGGGTTCAAAGGCATTAAAGGATATTGGGTCTGGACTAATTGGATTTGGTTTAGGCATTACTGCACTTGCCATTGCTTCGCTAATCATTATTGCCAAACCTATGACACTGCCAGTCATGGCTCTCACCCTAATTCTAATTGGAGGAGCGATTGCTCTATTAGGACTAGTAGCAGGCCCTCTTAAACGAGGTAGCAAGGCTCTTAAAGATACTGGGATTGGATTGGCATCATTTGCCATAGGAGTAGGAGTCTTTGCTCTCGTAGCAACATTTATCCCATGGGAAACCATTCCTAAGATGGGGCTGATTCTCCTAATTGTTGGAGGGGCTCTTGCCATTATTGGTGTGTTTGCAAAGTATATACAAAAGGGATCAATTGCTCTTGCCATTGCAGGTGGTGCACTAGTAGCTCTCAGTATAGGCCTATTGGTCTTTAATTATGCTACGACTAGTATCGGGGCCGAAGGCTATGCGCTCATGGCAGGCGTGCTTGTAGGCATTGCGGCTATATTTGGCCTGGCTGGTTATGCATTACCTTACATGATGGCTGGTGCACTTGCCCTTGCAATGGCAGGTGTTGCTCTAATAGCTCTTGGGGTCGGTCTATTAGTATTTAACTATGCAGTTAGCAGCATCGGCAGCCTGGAAGAGGTGAAGATGATGGGATTGGCAATTGGAGGCATTTCACTGGTCTTTGCCGCCGCTGGTGTAGCATCGACCCTTATCCTGTCAGGCGCAATTGCACTTGCTGTGGCTGGGGTTGCTCTTATTCTTCTTTCGGCTGGAGTTGCCCTATTTAGCCTAGTATGGAGCATGAAGAGTACCAAAGATCTATTTGCAGATACCGCGGGTGAGCAGACCGGAATTTTTGGAGGTAAACTAACAAACTTTGAGGTGGCCATTAACTCTATTGCACACGGTATGGCTATCAACCCTATCACAGCTGGATTTATCATACTAGGATCAGGTGCCCTTATCGTAGCATCTATTGCTCTGATACTGTTATCAGTTGGTGTTGGGATGTTTGCCAAAAAGTATGCTGACCCTAATGTACAGGCATTATTTGCCCCTAGACTAGGCTATACGGTAGGTGGGTTTTTTAGCGAGGAAAGAACGGGATCTAACTTTGAGTTTGCAATTGAGTCTATAGCCAGATCTTTTATGTTGAGCCCGGTACAGGTAGGTGCAATGTACTCGACCGCACCGGCCCTGATTATGGCTGGCTTTGCCTTGTCGAGTATTGCCGATGGCATATCTGACTTTGTTAAAGTGATTGATAAGATAACTGACAAAGATGGTCTGGAAGGTGTTGCCAAAAAGATCTCTACTACATTGACCACCGTATCACAGGCATTTGGGGCCATAGGTGGTGAAGGCGGTGGCAGTTCAAAAGCAGCAAAACTGTTTGGGTTTGCTGGTGACATTCCGGGAGTTGCTGGGATGTATAGCCCAGATGCTGTTAAAAGAGGCATAGAATCGGTGAGTGGCATGGGTAACATCCTAGTCAGTGTGGCCAAAGGAATAGCCGCATTTGCCTCCATGCGATATGTGGACTCTAAAGGAAATGAGATTAAAATAGGCCCAGAAGAGCAGAAAGAGGCTATTGTTAACATCACCAAACTTATGACCACAATCCCGCAAGCATTTGGTGCACTTGGCGGAAACACCGTTAGCGGGATGGGCGGTATTGCAGCAAAACTAGGTTTGATTGACATCCCAGGCACAGGAAAGGATGGAGAATATAGCCCTGACCAAGTAAAGAGAGGCATTGATTCGGTCAGCGGCATAGGCGATGTCCTAGTTGGTCTTGCAGCCGGCATTGCTGCATTTGCCAACGGCACGTACACCGACAGTGAAGGAAAAACACAACAAATTGACTATGCAGCATTTGCTGAAGGTGGAGCATCTTTTATTGCAATAAAAGGTATCTTAACCTCAATCCCAGGAGTCTTTGGCTCAATAGGCAAAACGGCTAGTCTTAAGGATAAGGCTGGAAACTTTATTTTTGGTGGGGATGGATCTACCGCGGAGGAGGTTAAGCGAGGTATTGATGCGGTGCAAGGTATGGGAGGCATCTTATCAGGAATTGCTGCGTTTCTTAAGGTTTTTGCCGAGTCCAAAGGTGAAGCTGACCCTGCTAAGATCAAGGACTTTTTAAGCGGCATCATTACAGCGGTCACTGAGCTTGCTACGGCAAATGCCGAGAGTGAAACCGGCGGAGTAAAGCTGCTACAGGATCTGTTTAATGCTCTTGCCCAGGCAGAAGATATGGCCGATCCTCTCGCTAAGGTTGCAGTTTCGGTTGATAAGATTAAGACTAGCATAAATGCAATTAAGCTTGACAATCTTAAGTCAACCGTTGAGTTGATGCAAAACATTAATGATCTTAAGGAAACTGATGCGGCCGATGGACTTAAGTCAATTGCCGAGTCACTGCAAGCTGTCATAGAATCACTTAAGCCAAAGGAAGCTGCACCTACCACCGCAGCCGCTCCTGCATCTCCTCCGCCAGGTTTACAGGGAACACAAAAAGCTTTGCCTGCCGCTAAGCCAGCGGCAGGGTCAACACAAGATGTGAATCAAACTCTTGCCAAGCTGCAGGCCACACTCTCTCAAATCAATATAACTCTCTCAAATTTACCTGCTGATATTGCGGCTATTGAAATAAAAATGCCAAAGGACTGAAACTAGTTAGGAATTCTCTAATATAAAGTTTTAGGTAAGGAACGTTGGAAGAACAGTTTATTTTAGATTAGAGATTTATGGCAAGCACTATAGTTTGGTTTGATGTTGAGACAACAGGAGTTAATACAGTTTCGGATCGCATAATTGAGATTTCACTAGTTAAGACTACTCATCAGGGTGAAGTGATAGCTTCATATGAAAGTCTTGTTAATCCTGGTGGTGTTGAGAGCAGGCCTGAAGCACTAGAGAAGCATTGCATTACACCTGAAATGTTAAGGGATGCACCTACATTTTC